TCGCGCACCAGCCGGTCTAACCTTTTCCGTATTCCACTTAGGAATTTCACCAGCCCACAGGAGAGCAAGAACTTGCCTGAAAGCCTTGGCCCAGCCTTCCTTACTATCCCTGACCATGACAATAGTGTCGCTGTAGAAGAGTTGTGGAATTTCTGGGAGACTGTTGATGTATTGCCGCTCGACAGAGAACCCTACCCCAGTTCCACAGAGCAGGATGAACATAGCCTCATCGAAAGCTTTCGGATCATCTACGGCTAGATAGCTGCAATTATACATACAAGTATTGTCGCGGTTAGCCGCCTTCCCTGCCGTCATCATTGACCGCATACTGGGCATGACTTCTAAGCTTAGGATTGCCTGTTCTATTTCTGATAAATTAAACTCCGCACCTACTTTAGGACGAATAATATTATCTATGTATCGAGATACTGTCTCGCCCCATGTCTCTCTGCGGCCTTCTTCTTCAAGCCACCTCGCATAGCGGCTGGTTGCGATGAAAGTTTGATAGTCTGTTGGCAATAGGTTACTCATCATTGGTCTCCACAAGGTCTGTTAGTGTTGGTTTTTTATAATTTGGACCCTTCTGCACTTTGCCATCCGGTCCTTTAAGGGGCTTGCCGTCTAAGCCTAGCTTGCTCATATTAGAGCGGTGTACACGGCGCACTGCCTTGTCTAGATTCCAGCCGTATGTGGCTGCGTATCCGTAGATCACGTAGACAAGGTCAGCTAATTCCTTGAGCATGTTTTCAGGGTTGTTTCCGTTACAGCTTTCATCAAAAGCTTCCCCGTATTCTTCCTGAATCATATCCCAGCGAAAATCTTCCAGCTTCTTACTGAACTTCCACTTCTCACCTAGTGGCTGCTCCATTCTTGATGCGAAGTCAGATACCATTTCCAGCGGAGAGAGATGTCTGTGTTTATCCCAATCATCTGGCATATCATGTAGGCCAGCCTGTGGTAGTGGCTCTGCTAGTTCAGCCACTGCGTCGATATCTTCCTGAGTGATCATTCTTCAAGCTCCTCAATCAACCGGTTCAGATACCAACGGGCTTTCTTGAGGTCTTCCAGAGGCTTAGACTTGTAAGGCCATCTCCACATATACTTAAAAGCATTCTGCCAACAGTAGGCGGCGTGAGGCTCTACATCAGCGCCCTCAACCATAGCTTCCATAGCGTCGATGCACTCTATACCCGCATTATTGTAGTGCGGCGGCTTATGGACCACATCCATTATGGGCATTGGGTCTTCATCAATCGGGTAATCCCGTAGATGATCTTCGTAAGTCATTTTTGTACTGCGAGCGTTCATCAATGCACCTTCTTGCTGAAATCTATAATCTTGGCGTCTGACACGGCATCCAGAAGCTCCTCGTCAGGCTCAAAGACCACCTCTTCGCTCATATCTTCTTCAAGTTGAGTAAGAATGGAGCCGGTTGTGGCGAGGTATTCTATGCCATTCTCCAAAATCATGCATAGGCCGTTGGATATATCCGTCATGGCTTTTACATATTCAGGGTCTAAGGTTTCTGGGATGTTTCCTTGGCTAGACAGGGTCATGCTGCCACTGTCAGGATCAAGAGTAAGCATTACGTGAATACTATTTTCGGGTAGGTTTATTTTTGGCACTATTTTTCCCAATCAATTTAAAGAAGTGGTCTGCGTCCATGACAGCCAAAGGTTTTTGGCGATCTGCTTTGATAATGGCGATTGGCTCCGCACCCTTCGGACAGTTCTCTGCCGCTTGGTCCATCACCTTGTAGATTGCGAATGATTTAAATGCCTTGCACTCTACTGAGTATGGGAACAGGCGTCTGGCGGCAGGACTAAGTTGTACGTCTTCGCCGCCAGCGCCCATAGAAGTGCTTCTGACATCGTCTGGGAGGAGCTTTTTGGGAAAGAGAGCGAGAATTTTATCTCTGACCCATTGTTGATGTCTTCGGCCCTTCGCTTTGGCACTCTGTGGGGTTATAGCCACTTCGGGAGGTCTAGGACTGTATACTCGCCCCACCCAGTACCAAAATCTTCCTTATCACTAGCATCCTTAATGACAGCCAGTGTCCTGTGCATACGCTCTGTAGCATTTGCTAGTAGCTCTGGACTAACTACGTGCATGTGGCTGGCGTATGGAGCAGCCTTTTCCACGGCAAGGAAATGAAAGCGTTCTACTAAGATACCAGCTAAGTTGCACACGTATAAGTAGAATGCTGCCTGTATATCGTAACTGTACTTCCAGCACTCCTGCGCGAACCCTGTAGGGCTTGCATCTTGAGTAGTCTTAACATCATAGACTGTACCCTCTGTAGGTATGTAGAGGTCTGGCCTTGTTTTAAGCATTAAGCCGGTACGCTCACACTCAGCAAATATAGAGACCTCATTCTTACGGTCCTTGTGCCGCAGAGCAGCTAGGCAGGTCTCATTCTTCAGGGTCTCCTGAGCCATGCGGTGTGCTACGTGATACTCTACTTCAGTAAGAACCACCTGATCATCTTCAGCATTTTCCTCAAGCTCTTTAAATCCTTTAGACGCCCTAGTCTTCGGCCCCTTTATCACTAGGTCACGAGCTTCTTCTAGCAGTAGAGCATGAACGGCAGACCCCATAGAGAAAGCAGATGTCTGCTTGCGCCTCTCGCCCTTCCAATGGGCAAGAGACTTCTTGTACACCGTCTTAACGGCGGTTGAGGATATACCACTTTGGGAGTGATATACCTCGTTAAACATGCCTTCGACTATGCCCATTATACGCGGTAATCCGCTTCTAAGGGATTAACCTCATCCATAATTCGAGCAGCTTCAGCCTCATCGACTGCTTGCATACTCGCTTCTTTATAAGACTCCTCAATCCGCTTATTCTCAGCGGTAATTAAACCACTGACATGAGCCAGACTGTCGTAAGTAAGTTGATCCATTGGAATTGGACTACCGAACTGCGGAGCAAAGTGCATGACGTAGTATTTCTTACCGTATGAGTTTGTTTGCGTGTCTTTGGACAGAATGTTTTCGAAATCCCAGAGGTTCATGCCACGGGGCATCTTCTTCATCACATCGTGGTAGAACGGTCCGTAGTTCTTACGCTTTAAAGACATGAGGCAAGGCTGGTTTTCGATAGTGACCTCACGGCCATCCGATGTCTTGCCTGTGTAATTAATTATGCCTCGAATAATACGGTAACGGTCAATGTCCTTGTACTTTTCCTTCTCTTGAGGAGACATTTGAATAGACTGCTCATAAGTAGGCATCCCACACATAATGCCGCCCAATTGATCACGGGCTTCCTCACGCTGATTTTTCACCAGCAAGGATTTGTTTACTAGGCCGTCATCACCCCAGTGCTGATACTGTATGTGATTACTAAATGCCCTGAACCTTACGTTCTCTGTGGCATAGACTTGGTCTTGTCCGGTCTTCAGGTAGAACGCACCCATTGGACCCATTTCGCCATCATAATTCATTCCTACCGCAGGGATTGACGGCCCTGATGATGTAGAGGCAGCACCCAATTGTGCGCTAATTTCTTCAATCGTTAAGCTGTTATCTTGCAGTACTAAGTCAGTCATACTTATTTCCTCAAAAGTGAACTTACATTATACATTAGTTAAGCGCGGTAATCAAACATATTCTTCCTGATCTAGCCAGTTTTTACCGCGACTTATTTCTATGTCGAGCGGCACAACAAGGGAGTAACCAAACCGCTCTTTCGACTCTTCGCTGACTTTAGTCATAGCCTCTGTAAGAACTTCTCTAACCTGACCCACCTCATCAGGATGTGTATCGGACACCAAACTGTCGTGTACCGTAAGTATCAGTTTTGATTGTAGTTTTCTCTCCTTAAACAGCCTAAACGCCCTGATACAAGCTAATTGAACTAAGTCTGCACTGAAGCCTTGTACTGGATAATTCAGTATCTGAGTGGCATTCGATACTCTGTCTGCTTTGGTTCTAGTGACATTCGGCCAGAAATACTGACGCCCGCTAGGTGTGGTTACTGTGCCATCTTTTAAAGTGCCATTCATTAGTGACTGATGCCAGCCATATATACCCTCGTATATCTCATAGAAACGGCTAAAGTATGCCTTGATATGCTCAGGTTGACCGGCTCCAGTGCCTCCAAATAGTGGCTGAAAGCTGGCCCACTTGTGACCCTGACGCTCATCCTTACTGACTTCGTTAGGCGGCTTCTGTAAACAGATACTTGCAGTCTGTCTGTGGATGTCCTTACCCTCTAGTACGTCTGCCAGACCTTGACTGTCTCTCGACAACTCACATGCCGTTCTAAATTCAAGCGCGGAGTAGTCACTTTCGATCAAGAGACCGTTTTGGAACCGACTGACAAAGCACTTACGAACAGGGAAACCTCTCTTAGGCTGGTTCTGTAGATTAAGAGACATACCGCCGCCACTCGACAGTCTACCAGTAGAGGCAATGCACTGATTGAAGTTGGCATGTAGAAACCCGCTTGCGCGAGTACCCCGCTTAATACCAGCCACAAAGCTATCCAGATAAACAGAGACCGCACTGAGGCGTGATAGCTTAGTCAGGAACTCTACTGCGGTGGCATTATCCTTGCGCTCTGCCTGTTCAATCAGACGCTGTATAGTAACCTTGTCAGACTTAAACCCGCCGATACTGGCATCGTAGGCTGTACTAGGAGCCATCTTCAGGCCAGCAACTACGCCTGTCGAGGTGTATATCGCTCCTACGCCATTACAGACAGCACACCGTGACCTATTCTTATAAGGATCACCCTGCACACGATACTTCTTACCTAACTTAGTCTTAGTCTTGACTTTGTACTTCTGAATAGTACCGGAACCCGCACAGTCAGGACACTGTGAGGCAGACTGCTTCATAACAACTCTGGTTGTGGTCCGTACTGCGTCCACAAACTTATTAGGATACTTGATGAACTCAAACGGCGGTCTGAGTGACTTACCGGCTT